CAATGGATAATTTGGTCTGTTTAAGGTGTTTCCGAAACAGCTCGGCAACGATACCGTCACCGAAGTTGGTCTCGATGAGTAGTTTCGTAACACCAAACTTCCTGCATCCCCGAAGAATATCGAGAAGCGTCTTGTCTGAGTATCCATCTCTGTAAGCTCGCATTTCGTGCAAGTACAGTATACCATTGTGTTGGGAGATATAAGACGCTGCCGTCTCATCTGTGCCTCTACCCGACGGATCAATTGAGCAGATTGTCTCCGTGTAAGGGTTCCACTCCCCAGATCCAAATGACATTGGACTGTAGAAATAATCTCCAGGTAGACCGACAGTGGGAGCGTCTTTGATGACGTTAGCCGGATCGGAGCACCATACGATATTGTCGGGAGCAAGCTTAGGGTTAATGCTAGTGACGATAAGGTCAGCCATTTTAAGGGGGAACTTTTCAGCGTCTGAGAGACTTGTGTCGAGCATGAATTGAAGCATGAAGTTGCTTCTGCCCATAGACGCTTCACGTTGGAGTAGATCATCTTCTGTAAACCTCTGGTCTGTTGGATCCCAGTCTGATGCTCCTCTATCAACATCTTCTACGAGTTGAGGAGCGAGGAGACCTTCATACTGGGTATGATTACGTGGGTAACGTGCTGGCCAAACAAATGGTCTGTAGTTACGTTCAGCTAGTTTGCGATAGACTGTGAAAGTCGTTTGAGGGGTGCCTAGGAACAAAATCCGTGAATCGTCTTTGGGAGTTAGGATAGATTCTACCTCCGTACACAATTGAAGGAGTTTCTCCCTCATAAGTTCGGTCATGGAGTTGCCAGGGACTTCGATATCGTCCAGAATCATAAGATCCGCACGACTTCCAGTAAGTTGGCCAGTGATTCCGACTGACTTGACTGAAGGAGCTTGGTGAGGAGAACATTGTACGTCAAAAGAGATACGAGACCACCTAGCTTCATCGGACTTAGGTCGTAATTGATTAAGCCAAGGTGTCTCGATAATTAGTTTTTGTAAGAAGATAGACATGTTATCTGCTCTCTCTTTAGAGGCAGAGATAATCATCACTTTCTTCTCAGCATTATTAAACAGAGTCCAAAGAACAAAAGCACCAGTAATCCATGACTTTCCGACTCCACGAAATGCTTGAATTTGAAGTCGTTTAGGTCCGTGTTGGAGATAGTCTGCGATTGCATATTGGGCACGTGTGGGTGAGGGTAGATCTAGTTGATGCCATAAAGCCTGCAGAAAGATTTTGAAGTCTTCCTGCATAAGCTTTAGGGTGGTGGTTTTTGACATTACTTCCAATCCTCAATGTCTAACTTAAGAAACTTCTTCATAGCAGCACGAGCTAGAGCCTTACCAAAAGTAGGCTTACTGTTCTTACTATCTTTGTGGGGTTTGATAATCTTTTCCCTTTGTTTTTTATTGTCTGCTAGTTTCTTACGTTTGATCTTCAGACCTTCTGAATTCATGTAGTCTTTCATGGGACTTTATTGCTGATTGGGCATACTGCTTTATTGAGTGGTACAAAGCGTTGATAGACTTTATCCCATACTTGGCCTTTAGGGGGCTTCTGAGGGGCTTGTTTTTGTTCGTAGGCCATATGATAGCTGAATAGGGTTTACTTGCGCTTCCTGCGTCTCCTAGGCTTGGCTGAGAGGCTTTCCTCATACGTTGTTAGTATGTCATCAATCTCTTCTGCATTAGCAGCCTTTAAAATCTTTTCTCTAATATGGAGGGGAAGCTTAGACAGGTTAAGTTGAGGGAACTCTTTATTGAGACCATATTGAGCTAAATACTCCTCTACGTTATTAGGAGCACCAGCCATACGAATGTTTACTTCAGGAGCATCTTCTTTGTTTTGTGTCCGGTAGTTATACCGAGCATTCTCACGTTTAACATTCTCAGGTACATCAAGACCATCATTACCTAAAGCTTTGATGTGACCTCTAGTAACCTTCTTGTTTTTATCTTTAATCTTCTTATTAGCGAAGTAGTTACTAGTAGCTTGTGATCTGTTACCACGTTTAACGTGGGTTAGGATCTCATCTGTTTCCTCTTGAGGACGACCACGTTGGTCTTGGGCTTGTTGGATTCTAGTAGTTGTACTGTCTTCCCTAGCTTTCCTAACCTCATCTTGTCTAGTTTTAACCGTCTTAGGTCTGACCTTAAGGTTAGGAGATCCATCAGGATTAGGTTTGTTAGTCTTAAGGCTAAACTCTTCGTTACCATAGTTTACCTTCATATGACCTTTCATGCTACCATGTTTAGCATGATAGTCCCTACCGTATTGACGATAGGCGGCAGCATCCTCTTTAGGAAGCTTAACCGCCTTATTAGTACCCCAGTCGTCAACACCTTTAAGAAGTTTAGTAATTACTTCTTCACCGACATTGACTAGAGATTTCATCCTTTATACCTCAAAGCTTTTTTATCTTTGAGAGCATCAGCCAGACGATTACTAAAACCATCTTTTTTCATTAGCTTTTTCTTACGCTTAGCTACGGTATCTTTTTCTTCTTTGTAGCGGTCTGCTGTCCTCTGTACAACACCTTTAGGGACGGGAGGTGGTGCGGTGGGAGGGCGGCGCCGAGGAGGAGTAGGGGAGCTAGAAGAGCTAGATGAAGAACTACTAGTGGTACGAGGAGGAGTAGAGCGAGGAGGACTAGTCCTAGGCGGAGTAGACGAAGTAGTTTTTGGAGGATCTTTTTTCTTTTCTTCAACCTTACCAATAGTAACGGGGTATTGTTGTTTTTTAATCTTAGGGTCACGCTTAGGACCTTCACCTAGTTTAACCAGTTTACCATTGACCATGTTGCCAATGAGCTTACCATTACGGTAGACTTTGTTACCACTGTAGGTAGTTTCAGAAGCTTCCTTACGGTTGCTTTCTGTCTTTTGACGATCTAGTTCTGCTTTACCACGAGCAGCTACTTTAGCACGAAGACGAGCTAGTTGAGCTTCAGTAGGTTTTGCAGTTTGTTGACCAGACTGGGAAGCACCAGTCAATTGTCGTGCTGCTCCAGCTTGAGCCGCTAGCAGCTTTTTGACGGCAGCATTGCCACCACCAGCTTTAAAGTGTTTTTCGTTTACACTAGCCATTGATGTGATCTAAAATTAGTTGTGTACGTTGTGGGTGTAGACCGAAGCGTGCTAGCATCCAGTCTTCCCAGTGTTCTGATCCTTTGTCCTGATTACAACATTGACATGCTGGGACACAATTTCTTGTAATGGTCTCACCTCCTTTTGATCGGGGTTTGACGTGATCGATTGTGAGTTCATGTAGTTCATAAGATTCTCCGCAATAAACACATTGACAATTAAAGCTTTCTTTAAGAGCCCGCCTCCAAAGACGGGTTGCCTCAGAGGATGTCATGGTTATTAGGTTGTGTAAGTAGTAATCAGAGTTAGGGAAAAGAGGAGTCATGCAGATCGTCTAGCAGCATTTGATTTAGCGTTTTGGGGTCTTCCTTTAGTAGAGCTACCAGAATAATGGCCAGCTTCACGGGGATCACCCTTATCTAATTTCAATTGCCGTCTAAGACGATTAGCATTCACTCGGAGAGCTAATCCTTTTTTAGTTTTGTTATATGCTTTCTGTTGGGACTTGTGATTCCCATTAGCATACTTGGGTCCTTCAAACCCTTTGCTTGCTGCCATACAATCTCCGTTGTACAAGTTCAGGGTCAATTTGTGGTATCACATTGGCTAGTTTATCAAGGGGATTACCTTCATAAGCGACACCAGAGATGTCATTAGCTTTCAGCCAATCACAGGCTGCTTTAAGGTCTTGAGTAGAAGCTTCACCAGACCGCACACGGTTCAGGAACTCTTCAGTTACAAGGTTATGCAATTCATTGAACTGCTGTTCATTTGCCTTTTTCATAGTTTTTTGTTATTAGTGCCATGACCATTACCATTAGCCCGTTGAATACCATAAGTAGCCAAGGTCCCACTTAATAGACTAGCTATAAAAGTGGGATCCATTTTAGGCATATGTCCTAAATAAGACATAGTTAAGATACCAGCAGACCAGAACAGTACACAGACTTTAACTACTTCTGTAAACCATCCTTGGTGCTCTTCATTCATTCTTCAGAAGGCTCGGGTTCTGGCTCAGGTTCTGGCTCAGGCTCAGGTTCAGGTTCCGGTTCAAGCAAAGTTGCTTGATATGCAGAAATCACATCAGCTGTCCAGACTGCACCAGTAATTTGTTGTACGATTTGAGCTTCAGAAGACACATCATCACCAGGATGCAGTAGTTCACGATGATATGTACGACCAACTTCAACACCATCTTTAAGAACAATGTCAGCACGCCGTACACCAATAATTGAGTATGGAGGAAGAACCTCCACTTTGTATTCTTGTTTTTCAGTAAAAGCCATTAAGAACGTCCTCCAGACGAAATAGGTTTAGGCATTATTCAGCAGTAATGTAAGAAATACTCCCGATTAATCTAAGATCATTATCGCATTCAGCGTCAGTCAAACTGGTTGAGTCATTTACAGAGCCTGAACTACGAACATAGTAGAATCGAGCATTATTATTAGCCGCATTAGCACCAACTTGAATAGCACCTTTCATAGGAGCTGAAGAATCGACACCTTCTTGCCAGTAAACAGAACCACCAACTGCTTGATCGTTCGTACTGCCAGTGCCTTGAGCAACTGTAAACGGTAATGTTATAGCTACAGTACCTGTTGATGTTCCTTTAGCAGAAAGTCGGATTTGGAATTGACAATTAACGACATTACCAACTTTGGTGTAATCACCAGATTCAATGGTTTGATTCATACTAACCCTTGCACCACCAAAACTTAATTCTGGACCCCAAGTACCTTCCTCGTAGTCATCCAGCGTTTTGCTGCTGGCACTACCAGGAGTATTATCAGTGCCAAACTGAATACCAGCGTCAGTACCTTCTAGGAAAAGTTTGCCGTTTTGGTTAATGGTTACTTGACGTGTTCTTGTACCATTTTTTGAAGTAGCAAGAATTAAAGCACCATTTGGAGTACCATCATTATTAAGGATACCACCACCAATGTATGCGTATTCTTGGAAATTAGTGCTATTGGAGTTTTGCAGCTGAAAACCGATACCAACACCAGCACCAGTTAATTCAGTACTTGGCTCTTGCCTAGCATTTCTCCTAATTGCAACCGCTCCATACGTTTCAGAATCACCGGTTGAACGGTCCTCAAACATTGCAGGAGTTCGAGCAGGAGAATCGCTTAGGGCGCTATAAACGTGTAGTTGTGCGTTGGTCGGGAACGTACTCTCAGTAGTGCCTACAGTATTGTTGAGTGGATTAATTACAACCTGACCAAGATGGTTCATCTTCATGGCCAGCTTAAGGTTTACGCCAGCGCTAGTTCTAAACAAGAGACCGGTGTTTAAGCTATTAGATGTTGCATTACCAAGAGCAAGGTTATAAATGCGACCAGCTGTATTTGATAGGTCATCCCCATCACCATAAGCCCATTGTAGAGCACCTAATACATCATTAGCTTGAACAGCTCCATGAGCATTTTGATTATCGCCTCTAGCTTTAGCCAGGATAAAAGTAGGTGGCGCAGTATCATCAGTCACTCTAGTAATAGCTGCTGTTGTACTGTTCCAAGTTGTACCTCTTATTTCAAACCTAGGAGTAAGGTTGGTGGCAGTTAGTTGCTTAGCAGTTTGATCACCAGGAATAAGAATATTACCTTCGCTGTTGATACGCATCCGCTCACTCAGAGTAATCGCATCATTAACTTCAGCAGTATTAGGAAATGTGTCGAACCTAATTCCCTGGTTAGAGCTCATGTCAATCTGAGCACCACCGCCATTAGCGCCAGCTACGTTTGAGTTACCAGCGGCATTAACATTAGTAGTTATTCTACCAGATCTAGAGAGAACAAGGCTTCCTGAATTACTACCAGGATTCATCACGATATCCGCATTGGCGTTATCCATGAGGAGATCGTTCTTCATTAGAACGTCACCATTCGACTGGATACGCATTGCCTCGTTTTGTTGGATATCAAACGCAATTGTATTGTCAGTTGGTGCTCGCAGTGTTAAAGATTTGCCATTTGCAGATGACAGTAGATACTGATCAACATCACCAGAACCAACCAATTTGTTATATGAACCTACGAATCCAAATTGTGTTGTTCCATCACTAAAACACAGCAAAGGACCAGTGTCTTGCTCTACGTGTAATTTTTGAGCAGGATCACTTGTGCCAATACCAACATTATCACTATTAGTAGTCAGGTGTACATCACTACCGTCTTTAGTCCAAATAGGATCAGAATCAGGGCTAACCCAAGACGTTACACCATCACCATCAGTCCTAAGAATTTGACCAGACTCACCAGCATCAATAGGTAAGGTCAGAGTCCAGTTAACAAAATTAGCAGTAGCTTGTGGCGATTGCACTGTTACTCTACGAGTATTATCGCCATTATCAGAGCCATTAATTTTAATAGCATTACCTGCTCTGATTTCAATATCATCAGTAGCACTCTTCAAGCGAGTATCAGTACCATTCAGTTCCCAGAGGTTACCTGCTTGACCACTACCATCAGTCCAAGACAAGTTACCATTAGCATCAGTAGTAAGTACAGTATTGGCAGTTAGAGCAGCAGTTGGCCAGGTGTAAGTACGACCACCAAAACCAGTTGTAGCAGCAGAAGCAAGTTCAACATCACGGTTAATAACCAATGCTTCAGCACCACCACCAGTACCACCACTAATGGTGATTCTGTCTGCGTTTGTAGCTGAAACAATCTCCTTGTTACCAGCAGAGAAGTTGATATTACCAACGCTACTCATATCACCAGAGACATTACCACTATGGTCATGGTCTTGTCCCCAGATAGTTACCTGGTCTACATCAATACCATCAGCAGTTACTGTGGTACCAACACCACTATCAGTAACAGCAATGGTAACTTGACCAGCAGCAGGTGAGTCAACAGTAACAGTAATAGAATCACCACCAACTAGGTCAGTAGTACCACCACCACCTTGTAGCCAACGGGCATCACCAGCAGCAGTAGTAGCAAAGGTGTTGTTATTAGACGCCCATGCAACACCTGATTGTAGTGCTAGGTTACTAACCCATGCAGTACCGTTCCAACGCAGGACACCAGGATTAGGGTCTACAGGGTCACCAACATTAACATCATCAAGATCATTGAGATCCATCCCTTGACCAGGGATAATAGGATCATTGTCATTACCATTGACCATGAAGCCAATAGTAGACCTAAGCTCTTGAATAAGGAACAACAACTGCTTGTTGTCCATATTAAGATCACCAGCCCTAATAGCAGCTCCAACTTGGAACTGAGCTAACATATTACAAATGTTAGTCCTACGACCAATGATTACTGAGTGACCACCAGGAGCAGAATTAAAGACAACTGACGATGTGTCGTTGTTTACTGTATACTCATCATTTTCGTCACCTTGATCACGGAGTACAGGATCAGCATTTTCTGTAGCTTTAGTAAATACTACAATATCTGTTGTTCTCTTTTCATATGGAAAGACGATAAGAAATGTAGTACCGTCTAAACCAGTTGTGTATATCGTGGGTGGTAATGTATTGTGCCCTTGATCATTTAAGGTCTGGACACATGAATTAGATTGAGGCATGGTTATCGGATAGGCATGTTGTTAAGGAGTTCCTGGGCTTCTTGGAAACGATCATTAGCGGCATCAGGATATTGCTTTTGTGAAAGCTCTGATGCTTCAATCTTTTTCTGAGCCTGGATGAGTCGTTGAACTGTCGGGTCAAGAGCAATCTTAGCCCATGCCTTCTTTTGTGCCCTTCTAAAGACACCAGAAATTAGTTCATTAACCTTATAGGTTCGAGGTTCTTTCCCAATGAAACCAGCGTTTCTGTCTTTCTCCATTTGTTTGAGAGACTCTTGGACATCCTTTCGGCTTGCTAGTTCATTGAGTTGAGATTCTAGATCTTGATCGCCCATTGCTTTCTGATACATCGACCTAACTTCTGGATAGTCTTTAAGGTTTACACCATCAGGGTTAGCATAGACAGCAATGTTAAGGTCATAACCACTGTTAAATAACATGGTACGACCAGGGGAGTTGAGAACATTGAGTTGAACTGGAGAGAACATATTAAACATTCTCGTTACAAAACTATGGTCTTTGATTGGTTTACCAGTCAGGAAGTCATACTTAACAGGTAGAGATTGACCAGCAATAAGTTCAGTAAGTTGGTTACGGTTACGGATAGAGGAGGCAAGATCAGAGTTCAATTCCTTCATGTAAGGGTTGAGCAGCTTACCTAGTTCATTACGTAGACCACCCATGGGGATTTGGTTGTTAGCTAGGTTAGCAGCAACCTTCCCGACTTCACCAGGGTTATTGAAGAGTTCTACCAGTTGAGATAGACCACTGAGGTAGGACTTAGACACAGTACCTTGTGCAAGAACTGTAGCCAGACGTTGTAGTCTTTGTTCTGTCCATTCAGGTCCCATCAGTTCTGAGTTATCACCAACGTCAGCAACGTGAGAGAGGATAGAGTTAAAGGGTTCAAATGCTTCATAAGAGACCCAGACATCACCAAGTTTAATAGAACGAGGTTGCCATCCAGCAGCCTGCCAAGTCTTCCTTTGAGCAGTGTTCATCGGACCATTACCAGTCAGACGATCACTCATAAAAGCCATAGAGGCCATGGTAACAAGACTAGCACCCATTGCCATTCTACCCTTTTGGATAGCTTTAGCATTGTCTAGTTGTTGACCATTCATGATACCAATGTCTAACAGTTTACCAGAGTTAGCCATCTCATAGGTACCATTAGCAATCCTCCTTTCATCCTTAACCAACAGGTTAAAACCAGGGAGGTGTTTAGCAGTCAACTCAAGACCATTAACACCAGTCCTAGCAAAAAGGAAGAAAGGTTTAGCCCATGGAGTTCTATTGAAGAGTTGTTCCATACCCTTAGTAAAACCACT